TGCGTAGCCTCGCCGACAGCCTGCAAACCCTAGCAAACGCCATTGTTGAGCATGAGTACGAGGACTCCGCTACCCCGATCAAAGACGCCCCGGCGGCTCCGACTCCTACCCCTGCCCCCAAGAAGAAAGTCACCTTGGAACAGGTTCGGGCAGTCCTGGCGCAGAAGAGCCATGACGGATTGACTGCCGAGGTCCGGGCGCTGCTCCAGAAGTACGGCGCATCCAAGCTCAGTGCCATTGAGCCGGAGTATTACGAAGCACTCCTTATGGAAGCGGAGGAACTGGACCATGCCTCCTGAGAAACACGCCAAGCTCGGTCCCTCCGGCGCACACCGCTGGCTGAACTGTACTCCCTCTGCTAATCAGGAGCTGGAGTTCGCGGATCGGACAACGGAAGCTGCTGCTGAAGGAACCGCAGCACATGCCCTCGCCGAGCATAAGCTCCGCAAAGCGCTGAAGATGCGCTCCACCCGCCCCGTCAGCCAGTACGACTGTGACGAGATGGAGGGTCACACCGATGACTATGTCCAGTTCATCCTTGAGGCCTTGGAAGAGGCAAAGCAGCTCTGTTCCGACCCGCTCATCCTTATTGAGCAACGCCTGGACCTGACTTGCTATGTCCCTGACAGCTTTGGCACTGGCGACTGTCTCATCGTGGCCGACCACCTGCTGCATGTCGTCGACTTCAAATACGGCCAGGGCATTCTGGTCGAAGCCGAGGATAACCCCCAGATGAAGCTCTATGCGCTTGGGGCGCTCCGGCTCTTTGAAGGGCTGTACGACATCGACACCATCGCTATGACGGTCTATCAGCCCCGGCGTGACAATGTGTCCACCTGGACTACCACCGTGGACGAGCTGCTTGCCTGGGCCGAAGATACCCTTAAGCCCAAAGCCGCCATGGCATTTAACGGTGAAGGTGAATTCGCCCCCGGCCCCTGGTGTACCTTCTGCAAGGCTGCTGTGAAATGCCGCGCCCGGGCAGAAGCCAAGCTCCAGCTGGCAAAGTACGAGTTTGCCAAACCTCCGCTCCTCACCGATGAGGAAATTGAGGAAATCCTCTCCAAGCTGGATGACCTCACCAAATGGGCCAGTGAGATCGTTGCCTACGCCCAGGACGCCGCCATCAACCATGGCAAGCACTGGAACGGCTTCAAGTTGGTCGAAAGCAAGACCAACCGCAAGTATGGCGACGAGGCCGCGGTCATCGACGCTGCCAAGGCCGCTGGCTACCATGACATTTTCCGCAAGAGCCTGATCCCCATTACTGAAATGGAAAAGCTCATGGGAAAGAAAACCTTCGCATCCGTCCTCGGTGGCTTGGTGGTCAAGCCCCAGGGCAAGCCGACCCTTGTTCCCGCATCTGACAAGCGTCCGGCAATCCATACCGCAGGTGCAAACCAAGACTTTACTGAATTTATGGAGGAATAAGAATTATGGCTACTAAGAACTCTACCAAGGTCGTTACTGGCGTTGTCCGTCTGTCCTATGCCCATGTGTGGGAACCCGCTTCCATCAATGGCGGTACCCCTAAGTACCAGGTTTCCCTCATCATCGACAAGCGTGACACCAAGACCATCTCCGACATCAACGCTGCCATTGACGCAGCCATCAAGGAAGGTGCTGCTAAGTTCGGCGGCAAGATCCCCAACAAGGCTGCTCTGAAGCTGCCCCTGCGCGACGGCGATGTGGAGCGCGATGACGAAGCCTACAAGGGCGCTTACTTTGTGAACGCCAACAGCAACTCTGCTCCCCAGATCGTGGACCGCTCCGTCCAGCCTATCCTGGACCGCAACGAGGTCTACAGCGGCTGCTACGCCCGCGTTTCCATCAATTTCTATGCTTTCAACTCCAACGGCAATCGCGGCATCGCCTGCGGCCTGGGCAACATCCAGAAGGTCCGCGACGGTGAGCCTCTGGGTGGTAAGTCCTCCGCAGCTGACGATTTCGCCACTGACCTGGACGACGACTTCCTGTCCTGATTAACCCCTGCGGGTGGTGGAGGGCAACCTCTGCCACCCACCCCTTAAGGAGGGCTTATGAAGAAAATCCACATTGATATCGAAACCTACTCCGACCAAAACCTGGCGAAATGTGGTGTCTACCACTACGCCGAATCTCCGCCCTTTGAGATCCTGTTGTTTGCTTATGCCGTTGACGACGGGAAAACCCAGGTTGTGGATATTGCTGCCGGAGAGAAAATCCCCCCTGAAATCCTCGCCGCCCTGAAAGACGACTCCGTTTTGAAATGGGCTTTCAACGCTCAGTTTGAGCGTGTCTGTATCTCTAAGTACCTGGGCATGCCTACTGGTAAGTACCTGTCGCCAACCTCCTGGCGCTGCTCCATGGTTTGGGCATCGACCCTCGGTTTGCCCATGTCCCTGGAAGGTGTCGGTGCGGTGCTGGGTCTGGAAAAGCAGAAGCTCAAGGAAGGCAAAGACCTCATTCGTTATTTCTGCACCCCTGCCAAGAATAAGGACGGTTCTACCTTCCGGCACTATCCCTCCGATGCTCCCGAGAAGTGGGACCGCTTCAAAACCTACAACGCGCGTGATGTGGATGTGGAGATCGCGGTTCAAGATCGGCTGCAAAAGTTCCCCGTAATGGACAGTGAGTGGAACAATTACCGTCTGGACCAGCTGATTAACGACAGTGGCATCAAGCTGGACATGACCCTTGTCCGCAGAGCCATTGAGTGCGATGAACAGTTCAAGCGGACACACATGGATATAGCTCGGTCCGTCACCGGGCTTGATAACCCTAATAGCCCTGCCCAGCTCAAAGCCTGGTTGGCAGAGCGTGGTTTTGAATCTGAATCTCTCTCCAAAGCAGCCGTTCTGGAATTGCTGGAAAAGGCCGACGGTGAAGTTGAGCTGGCGCTGTCCCTGCGACAGGAACTGGCGAAGAGCAGCGTCAAGAAGTACAACGCCATGGAATCTGTGGTTGGCTCCGATAGCCGCGCCCGGGGACTCATCCAGTTCAACGGTGCTGCCCGCACTGGCCGCTATGCAGGCCGTTTGATCCAGGTACAGAATCTCCCGCAGAACCACCTCCCTGATTTAGAGGAAGCCCGGAGTCTCATCCGCGACGGTTTCTTTGACGAGGTTGAGATGCTTTATGATTCCGTCCCCCTGGTCCTCTCCGAACTGATCCGCACCGCATTCGTTCCTGTTGATGGCCACCGCTTCTTCGTAGCTGACTACTCCGCTATTGAAGCCCGCGTCATCGCTTGGCTTGCCGGAGAGCTGTGGCGACAGGAGGTCTTTGCCCAGGGCAAGGACATCTACTGTGAATCCGCATCCCAGATGTTCCATGTGCCTGTGGAGAAGCATGGCGTGAACGGCCATCTTCGCCAGAAAGGCAAGATTGCAGAGTTGGCCCTTGGCTACGGCGGTTCCGTTGGTGCGCTGAAGGCAATGGGCGCTCTGAACATGGGCCTCCAGGAAGCAGAGCTGAAGCCCCTCGTCGACATGTGGCGGCAGGCCAATCCTAACATCGTCCGCTTCTGGTGGGATGTTGACCGCGCTGCTTCCACCTGCGTCCGTGACCGCAATGCCACCGAAACCCACGGCATCCGTTTCATTTACCAGAGCGGCATCATGTTCATTGTGTTGCCCTCCGGCAGAAAGCTGGCCTATGTCAAGCCCAAGATGGGTATTAACCGCTATGGCAATGAGTCCGTCACTTTCGAGGGTGTCGGCGAACAGAAGAAGTGGCTCCGCATTGAGAGCTACGGCCCTAAGTTCGTGGAGAACATCGTCCAGGCCACCGCCCGAGACATCCTCGCTGAAGCGATGGTTCGCTTGGAAGCCGCTGGCTACAAGATTGTGATGCATGTCCACGATGAAGTTGTTATTGAAGCCCCCGCTGAAACCTCCCTCGACGACATCTGCACCGTTATGGGACAGACCCCCGCATGGGCAAACGGGCTGCTTCTCCGCGCAGACGGTTATGTCTGTGATTTCTATAAGAAGGATTGATACAAAGATGAGTAATAATCACCCTATTTGCAAATTGGACCGTTGTGCGGCCTGTCGGGAATCCCACTGTGTGATCCTGAAATCGAACAATTTTAACGGCAAACCCTGTCCCTTCTTCAAAACGAAGGAGAGATGCGAGGAAGAAAGCCGCCGCACGATGGAGCGGCTTCTGTCTGAAGGTCGCACCGACTTGATCGAACTTTATTACGGAGGTGGTTCCAGTGGGTGTTAATATGCGAAACTCCGAGGGCTACTATGACCCCACCGCTTTTGAAGCCTTCTCCAACATTGAGCGCGAGGCCAAGGCCGCAAGAGCCTACCGTCCGGTTGTGTACATCTGCTCTCCGCTCTCCGGGGAGGTTGCGCGGAACCAGGAGAACGCCCGCCGTTACTGCCGCTTCGCAGTGGATAGCGGTTACATCCCTCTGGCTCCCCATATTTACTTCACCCAGTTCATGGACGACCGCATCGCAAAGGAGCGGGAACTGGCCCTGTTCATGGACATCGTGCTGCTTTCCAAGTGCAGTGAGCTGTGGGTCTTTGGTGACACGATCTCCAAGGGCATGGCCGTTGAAATTGAGAAAGCCAAGCGCAAGGGCCAGCCTATCCGCTACTTCACCACCGACCTGAAGGAGGTATCCGCATGAAAATTGCAGTCGGCAACAGCCGCATGGATAAGAAATGGAAGAACCGCGAGATCTCCTGGGAGGACCTCTGCAATAAGGTCAGCAACACGATCCGCACCACCGAAACCGTCGAAGAGTACCGTAAGCTGAAGAAGGGTTCCCAGGACTCCATCAAGGATGTGGGCGGTTTCGTAGGCGGTCACCTCCGGGAAGGTCGCCGCAAGAATGGCATGGTCCTGTGCCGTTCCATGCTGACCCTGGACATGGACTACGGTGAGCCCAACATCTGGGACGCCATCATCATGCTGCACGACTTCAAGTGCTGCGTCTACTCCACCCACAAGCACACGCCTGAGAAGCCCCGCCTGCGTCTGCTCATCCCTCTGCTCCGGGAAGTCACCGAGGAAGAGTATCCCGCCGTAGCTCGTATGGTCGCCAAGGAGATCGGCATCGACCTGTTCGACGACACCACCTACGAGGCCTGCCGCCTTATGTACTGGCCCTCCACCTCTGCCAACGGTGAGTTCTTCTACCAGGTCAAGGACGGCGATGACCTGGATCCCGACGAGTACCTTTCCAAGTATGCGGATTGGCGCGATGCCTCCACCTGGCCTGTTTCCTCCCGGCAGTCTGAGGCCGTTCGCCGCAGCATTTCCGAGCAGGCCGACCCTCTGACGAAACCCGGTCCTATCGGTGCGTTCAATCGCGCCTACGCCGTCTCCGATGCCATTGACACCTTCCTGTCCGACATCTATGCCCCCTCCGCAATGAACGGTCGCTACGACTACATCCCCGCCGACAGCAGCGCGGGTGTGGTCATCTACGATGACAAGTTCGCGTACTCCCATCACGCCACCGACCCCGTGTGCGGCAAGCTTCTGAACGCCTTTGATCTGGTCCGGCTCCACAAGTTCCGGGATCTGGACGACAAGGCAGCTCCCGACACCCCCGTGTCCAAGCTGCCCTCTTACACCGCCATGATCGACTTCGCACTGAAGGACGATAAGGTCAAAGCTGTGTTTGCCGAGGACCGCATAGCCCAGGCAAATGCTGAGTTCACTGATGAGGATTGGCAGGCTGCTCTGGAGCTGGACCGCTACGGTGCCATCAAGGACACCCTGAACAACATCTGCACCATTCTCCGTCACGACCCCAACCTCCATCCCATCGTTTTTAACCAGTTCAAGAGCATGCTGGATGTGACGGGCAAGCTGCCCTGGCCTCAGGTCAAGCCTGGTTGGAATGACACCGATGTGGCCTGCGCCAAGCTGTATTTTGAAAAGACCTACGGCATCTGGTCTCCCACTAAGTTCAAGGATGCGCTGCTGGCTGTCACCTCTGCCGAACGGCTGTACCATCCCATCAAGGAGTACCTCGCTACGCTGAAATGGGACGGCATCCCTCGTCTGGACACTCTGCTGATTGATTACCTCGGTGCCGAGGACACTCCCTATGTCCGGGCTGTCACCCGCAAAACTCTGGTAGCCGCCATCGCCCGCATCTATCGTCCCGGCATCAAGTTCGACTCCATTCTGGTTCTGAACGGTCCGCAGGGCAAGGGAAAGTCCACGCTGTTCTCCATCCTGGGTGGTGAGTGGTTCTCTGACTCCCTCTCCATCTCCGACATGAAGGACAAAACCGCACCCGAGAAGTTGCAGGGCTATTGGCTCCTGGAGCTGTCCGAGCTGACTGGCATGAAGAAGGTGGATGTGGAAGTCGTAAAATCCTTCATCACCCGTACTGACGATAAGTACCGCCACGCCTACGGCACCACCGTTGAAAGCCACCCCCGCTCCTGTGTGATCGTGGGTACCACCAACAGCGATGGAGGTTTCCTCCGTGACATCACTGGTAACCGTCGCTTCTGGCCTGTCAATGTTACTGGTAATGGCAAGTATCATTCCTGGGAGCTGAAGGACCCCGATCAGATCTGGGCCGAGGCCATCGAATACTATAACCGTGGAGAGGAGCTGTTCCTGAAGGGCGAAATTGCCGCAGCTGCTTATGACCAGCAGCGTGAGGCCATGGAGAGCGATGCCCGTGAAGGCCTTGTCCAGGAATACCTGGATCGTCTGCTGCCTGAAGGCTGGGATAAGTTCGACCTGTTCCAGCGTCGCAACTTCCTGAGCGGCAGCGAGTTCGCCGGAGCCACCCATGAAGGAACTGTGCGCCGTACCCGCGTGTGCGCCATGGAGATCTGGTGCGAGTGCTTCGGTAAGCCCCGGGAGTCCATGAAGAAGACCGACTCCTACGAGATCGAAGGCATCCTTTACAAGCTCGGCAACTGGGCCAAGTACAGCGGCAGCGCTTCTGGCAAGCTCCGCATCCCCGGATACGGCGTTCAGAAGACCTATGTCCGTGTTTCCGATGGGAAACGCTGAAAACGGCCCGAGCGTTTCCGCTGATTCCCAAATGGGCGATGGGCAACTCCCATGGAAACACCCCATCGCCCGGGCCGCTAGGCTACTTTTGAGGTGTGTTTCATATGTTTCCCATTACTTAATTAAAAGTAATGGATAAAGAAAGAAAAGGGATAGTAGGCACCCGTACACGCGTATATGCGCGTAAAGGCTGAAGACCCCTTTGGAAACACAACACGGAAACAAGGAGTTCCCATGAGAGAAAAAACAATTGAGTCGAAACTGGTCAAGGCCGTCAAGAATTTGGGCGGTCTTGCCCCCAAGTTTATTAGCCCGGGCTTAGATGGAGTGCCAGACCGTCTGGTACTCCTGCCCGGAGGCAAAATCGCCTTTATTGAGCTGAAGGCTCCGGGCAAAGAACTCCGGCCCCTTCAGGTAAGGCGAAAAAGACAGTTAGAAGCACTTGGCTTTTCAGTGTACTGCATTGATAGCCCCAATCAGATTGGAGAGATCCTGAATGAAATACAGTCCTCATGATTACCAGTCCTATGCCACCAACTTCATCCTGGAGCATCCCGTGGCGGCGGTTTTCCTGGACATGGGTTTGGGAAAAAGCGTGATCACGCTGACAGCAATTTATGACCTGTGCCTCGACAGTTTCCTTGTTCGCAAGGTACTGGTTATCGCCCCTCTTCGCGTCGCCCGGGATACCTGGCCTACTGAGATCCAGAAATGGGATCATCTCAATGGGCTGACATACTCGGTAGCGGTCGGCTCCGAAATGGAGCGCAAAGCCGCCTTGCAGAAGCAGGCCAGCGTGTACATCATCAACCGTGAAAATGTCCAATGGCTCGTCGAGGACAGTGGCCTGCCCTTTGACTATGACATGGTCGTCATTGACGAGCTTTCCTCTTTCAAATCCTACCAAGCTAAGCGATTCCGCAGCCTGCTGAAAGTTCGGCCTACCGTAAAACGCATGGTTGGCCTGACTGGCACTCCCTCCTCCAACGGTCTTATGGACCTTTGGGCGCAGTTCCGGCTGCTGGATCTCGGCAAGCGCCTGGGTCGGTTTATAACCCACTATCGTAACCAGTATTTCGCCCCCGATAAAAGAAATGGCCAGGTGGTGTTTTCCTACAAGCCCCTTCCCGGAGCTGAAGACGCCATTTATCGCGCTATCTCCGATATCACGATTTCCATGAAGGCAGTTGACCACCTCCAAATGCCTGAATGCGTGATGAACGAGGTAAAAGTGGTCCTTTCCGAAAAGGAGCGGAAAACCTATAACACCATGAAGGCCGATCTGGTCGTTTCCCTGCAAGGCGAGGAAATCGACGCTGGAAATGCTGCCGCCCTGGCAGGCAAACTCTCCCAGATGGCGAATGGTGCCGTATATGGCGATGACATGCGATACTTGGAATTCCACAATCGTAAACTTGACGCTTTGGAAGACCTCATCGAAGCCGCTAACGGCAAACCCGTTCTGGTAGCCTACTGGTTCAAGCATGACTTGGAGCGCATCAAGAAGCGCTTCAGTGTCCGGGAAATTTCCTCTTCCCAGGACATCAAAGACTGGAATAATGGCAAAATCCCCGTGGCGGTCATCCATCCGGCTTCGGCTGGCCATGGATTGAACCTCCAGGCTGGCGGTTCCACCATGATCTGGTTCGGCCTGACATGGAGCCTGGAACTGTACCAGCAAGCAAACGCCCGACTCTGGCGGCAGGGTCAGAAAGCCGAAACTGTGGTTATCCACCACATTATTGCCGTAGGGACAATAGATGAGCGGATTATGACCGCTCTTCGAAACAAGGACAAAACGCAATCCGCTCTTATCGACGCCGTCAAGGCGAATATGGAGGTAACGAAATGACCGCAAAAGAATATCTCAACCAGGCATATCGCCTTGACCAGCGTATCAACAGCAAGCTGGAGCAGGTTATGGCCCTGCGTGACCTGACCACCAAGGCCACCGCCACCATGAGCGACATGCCCGGAAGCGCAAGCCCCAATGTGCATCGCATGCAGGACATCATCGTCAAAATCGTGGACCTGGAAAACGACATCAATGCTGACATTGATCAGCTGATCGATCTGAAGCGTGACATGGTGGCGGTTATCAAGTCCGTGAAGAACCCCGAATTCCAGACCCTTCTGGAACTGCGCTACCTGTGCTTCAAGCCCTGGGAGCAGATCGCCGTTGAGATGGGGTACAGCATCGACCATACCTTCCGCATGCACAGGAATGCTTTGGAAACTGTGACGGTCCCCTAAAAGAGGACAGTAAAAGTCATTGAATGCCATATTGGCCGTGTGATATTATTATAATGGCCAAGGAAATATGGGGAAGCCTCCCGGGAGCAATCCTGTGGAGGCTTTTTCCATGCCTGAATGGAGGTGACTGCCATGGGCTACCGTAGAGTTTCCTATTTGGAACAGCTATGGTACATCCTCCGCTATAAGGTCCGTGGACTGTTCAGAAAGGAGAATCTCCATGCCAAGTAAACCCAAACGCCCCTGCTCTCACCCTGGCTGCCCCAGGCTTACCAATGGTAGGTTCTGTGATGAGCATGCCAAGCTTGAGGCCAGACGCTATGAGAAGTTCGACCGTGACCCGGCGGTGCGCCGTAGATACGGAAGGGCGTGGAAACGCATTCGAGACCGCTATGCAGCCGCACATCCCTTATGCGAAGAGTGTCAGAAGAATGGAAAATTGACACCCACCGAAGAGATCCATCATATTTTGCCGCTGTCCCGTGGTGGAACACACGCAGAGTCTAACCTCATGGCGCTCTGCAAACCCTGCCACTCCCGCATCACCGCCTTGGACGGTGATCGCTGGCACCGGAATGGAGGCCATCATGAAAACTGAACGCATCTGCGTTGTTTGTGGGAGCATGTTTATCGCAAAGGACTCTGGCCAGAAATGCTGCTCTTCGGAATGCGCCAGAAAAAGGTCTAACGAGACCAGAAAAAAGTATTACACATGCCAGCACTGTGGAAAACCGTTCTGGAGACCCAATGCATTCAGAATGAAATATTGCACCCCTGAGTGCCGGAACGCCGCATATTCGCTTGCGCATCCGAAGAAAGAGAAGCCATCGCCAACGCTGCACCATAAAGAGTGTGCGTATTGCGGGAAAACCTTTGTGACGAACTTTCCCAACAAAAAATATTGTAGTACGGATTGCTGTTACGAAGCGAACCTCAAACAAAAGCGTGAGCAGTGGGCTGAGGCCTATGTTCCTCGCACCCATATCTGTAAAGAGTGTGGGACAGAATTTACGACAGAGTGTGGTGATACGCACTCTGTTTTTTGTTGCCGAACTTGCTCGGAAAAGCATGAGCGCCGGGTGGAACATAGCACCGATCGGCATAAACAGTACATGAAGGAACAGAAAAAGCGTCGCAAAAAACAGATTAACGCTGCATTTGTCGATGATGTTGATTTTACTTCCATCTTCCAACGCGATAGTGGTATCTGTCAGATTTGCGGACTACCTGTCCATCCTGTCAAAGGCATTGACGACAATTGGGACGGAACTATTGACCACATCGTTCCGTTGTCTGTCGGTGGTAAGCACTCGTACAGTAATTGCCAATTGGCTCATCGGATCTGCAACTCCGTCAAGCGCCAGGAATCCTCGGCATTTCAAATCGACTGGTCTAGTAAAGCACAGGAAAACAACTACTGGAAGCATAAGTTCGACCAGTACGAATCTTTAATGGAAAGCTGACCCGGTAGGGCCCGGTCAGATCTTCGCCGGAAAAAGTCCGGCAAACGGGCCTGGGCCTTCGTGTGCAAAATCGCGATTTCAAACGGGGTATTAACCCGCCCCGCCGTCAGGAGGTGAAACTGTGGCAAAAGACGGTACGAACCGTGGCGGCGCTCGTGTCGGAGCTGGAGCGAAGAAGAAGCCTCTCGCCGACAAAATTGCAGATGGAAATCCGGGCAAACGGAAGTTGACTGTCATCGACTTTGAAAACACAGCCGATTTAGAAGGTCAGCCCATGCCCAAGCCCTCTGCCATGCTGTCCGCCACCCAGAAGGACGGCAAGAAGCTGATCGCTGCTGATGTCTACGAAGCCACTTGGCTGTGGCTCGCAGAGCGTCGCTGCACCGCTCTGGTTTCGCCGCAGCTTCTGGAACGCTACGCCATGAGCGTGGCGCGTTGGATCCAGTGCGAAGAAGCCGTTACCGAGTACGGTTTCCTAGCCAAGCACCCCACTACGGGCAATGCGATCCAAAGCCCCTATGTTGCTATGAGTCAGAACTTCATGTCCCAGACCAACCGTCTGTGGATGGAGATCTTTCAAATCGTCAAAGAGAACTGCTCCGGCGAATACAGCGGTTCCACTCCCCAAGACGATGCAATGGAACGTCTGCTTCAAGCTCGCAGGGGCAACTCTCGGTAAATCAATACAATGGAGGATCTTTCATGTTTGAAAAAGTTAATCCCGCTCACCCCGACAAGGTAGCGGACAGGATCGCTGGAGCCATCGTGGATCTGGCTTATGCCGCCCAGGACGATCCCAAAATCGCAGTTGAGGTGCTGATCGGACATGGCGTGTGCCATGCGGTCATTGAAACTTCTGCTCCTCTGGTAGAGAAGGAAGTCGCCCGAGCCATCTACCGCATCGGTGGCAACCTTCTGGCTGATATCCAGATCACCCCCCAGGACGAACACCTGGCAAAAAACCAGAGTAAGGGTTTCCGATGCGGTGACAACGGCATCTTCAAAGGTGTCCCTGTGACCGCCGAGCAGAGAACCCTCTCCCGGATCGCCCGGGATATTTACGATGTTTGCCCTCATGACGGCAAGTACATTCTGGATGGAGATCGGCTGATCATCTGCCAGAGCAATGTCGGCTCCAAGCTGCTGAACCGTCTGTACCCGACCGCACATGTCAATCCCCTGGGCGATTGGACAGGCGGCACCGATGTTGACACTGGTGCTACCAACCGCAAGCTGGGCAGCGATATGGCTGACTCTGTTACGGGCGGCGGTCTGCATGGCAAGGACCTGTCCAAGGCAGATGTGAGCGTCAATATCTATGCTTGGCTGGAAGCCCAGCGTACTGGTCGCCCGATCGAGCTGTGCTGCGCCATCGGCGACGAAACCGTGAACGGTATCCCTTACGATGAGATCGTGGAAACGGCGAGACTTTTCATCCGCACCATTGGCGGCTTTGAGAAATTCGCCGAGTGGGGTCTGGTATGATCATTGAAAAGAAACACACCTCGGAGCTTCTGCCCGCTGACTACAACCCCCGAAAAGACCTGAAACCCGGCGACGCTGAGTACGAGAAGCTGAAACGCTCTATTGAGCAGTTCGGCTATGTGGAGCCTGTTATCTGGAACAAGGTTACTGGCCGTGTGGTCGGTGGTCATCAGCGCCTGAAGGTTCTCCAGGACATGGGCATCACCGAAGTTGACTGCGTTGTGGTCGAAATGGACGAGGAGAAAGAGAAAGCCCTCAACATCGCCCTGAACAAGATCTCCGGCGAGTGGGACCGGGAGAAGTTGGCTCTGTTGATCACCGATCTCCAGGGTACCGATTTCGATGTGTCCCTGACTGGTTTTGACCCCGCCGAAATCGACGACCTGTTTAAGGACAGCGTCAAGGATGGAGTCAAAGACGACGACTTCGATGTGGAGGATGAGCTGAAGAACCCCACCTTCTCCAAACCCGGCGATGTTTGGAAGCTGGGCCGTCACCGCTTGGTCTGTGGCGACAGCACGAAGGCTGAAACCTATGACCTCCTGATGAACGGTACCAAAGCCAATCTGGTCATTACGGACCCTCCCTACAATGTGAACTATGAAGGTTCCGCTGGCAAAATCAAGAATGATAACATGGCCAACGATGCCTTCTACAACTTTCTTCTGGATGCGTACACCCAGATGCACGGCGCTATGGCTGATGACGCGTCCATTTATGTTTTCCACGCTGATACCGAAGGGCTGAACTTCCGCAAGGCTTTTGCCGATGCGGGTTTTTATTTGTCCGGCTGCTGCATCTGGAAGAAGCAATCCCTGGTTCTGGGGCGGTCTCCCTATCAGTGGCAGCACGAGCCTTGCCTGTATGGTTGGAAGAAGAACGGCAAGCACCAGTGGTACACTGGTCGGAAGGAGACCACCATTTGGGAATTCGACAAGCCCAAGAAAAACGGTGATCATCCCACCATGAAGCCCATCCCTCTGCTGGCCTATCCCATCATGAACTCTTCCATGAGTAACAGCGTTGTCCTGGACCCCTTCGGCGGCTCCGGCTCCACTCTGATCGCCTGCGAACAGACCGACCGCATCTGCTACACCATTGAACTGGACGAGAAGTTCTGTGATGTGATCGTTCGCCGTTACATTGAGCAGGTCGGCAGCTCCACGGGCGTGTCCGTTGTCCGCGACGGTCTGACCTACGCCTACGACGAGATCGTGGAAGACGAGTCCCAGATTCCTCTTTTCTAATTTCCTGACTGGCCATAATATGCACAATTTGCCGCCCGATTATTGTACATAGTCTGGTCGATAAACAACTTGCTATTATGGCCATTCAGAGCGAATATGTGACTACCAAAAAACACAAGGAGGTCACAACAATGACTTACGAATTCAACTGCACTGGCACCACCCGCAAAGACCTGGTCAAGGCCATCTCCGCCATCGCCGGAGAAGACGCAAAGTACCTGGGCGCACCCAGCTTTGCCTACCAGGTTGGCCCCTACCATGTCGACAAAAACGGCGCGGTCACTCCCGGCGAACAGGCAGACCCCGCCGCCACCGAGCAGCTTATTGCGGAGCTGCGCGAGGTAGGGTTCACCGCCGCAAACGCACCTGAGGTTGCAGCCGAAGCCGCAGCAGAACCCGCCACCGAGGATTTCGGTTGTGTTGCGATGCCCCGCAGCACCTTCACCGAGAGCGCCCTGGACAACATCCAGAAGCTGACCGACGCCAAGGCCCACCTCATCAAGAAGTCCCTGGGTGTTGAAACCCTGCCGATTGAAATTGGCGAGGAGACGGTCACTTTCCCCTGGATCCGCGCGGACGCCACCCCCGAACAGATCGGAGCCTGCACCAAGCTGATTGCAGCCATGTGTGAGATGGCTCGGAAGCAGAAGCGGGTTACTGCCAAGGAAAAACCCGCCGAAAGCGACAAGTACGCATTCCGCTGCTTCCTCCTCCGGCTCGGATTTATCGGCGATGAGTTCAAAGCCGAACGGAAGATTCTCCTGGCCAACCTCTCCGGCAGCTCCGCTTTCAAGAGCGGCTCCCGAAAGGCCGATCAGGCAGAAGCTCCCGGTAACTCGTTGGCAATCCCGGAAAATATGGACCCGGTCCTGGCCGAGGCCCTCGCCGATGCTGCCCTGATTCACCAGCTGAACGAGCAGAACTAAGGAGATCAGTATGAGACCTCATCCTTCCATCATCGCTGCCCTCCGGGAGAGTTTTCCCAAGGACACTCGCGTGGAGCTGGTCCAGATGGACGATCCGCAAGCACCGCCACCCGGCACCAAGGGTACTGTGATCGGCGTTGACGCCATCGGCAGCATCCTCGTTAACTGGGATAACGGCTCCGGGCTGAATGTCGTGTACGGTGTCGACATTTGTAAGAAAATCACCGATAAAAAGGCATAAAATACACAGTTTCGCCCCCGAAACATTGTGTACATTATGCCTCAGATATAACTTGCTATTTACGCCATTCAGAGCGAATATGTGTACTACCAAAAGGGAAAACACATATTTTACGGAGGTAAATAGCATGAACGCAAAGGTAGCAAAGCAGATTGAGGAAATGAAGAAGCAGACCATCGGAGTTGAGGTCGAGATGAACAACATCACCCGCGAGAGGGCTGCAAAGATCGCCGCCGAGTATTTCGGCACCAACAGAAGCGCGGACACCGCCTACCGCAACGGCTACGCAACCTGGAGCGCATGGGACGCTCAGGATCGCGAGTGGAAATTCCAGCGCGACAGCAGCATCCACGGCCCCAGCGAAGAGAAGTGCGAACTGGTCACCCCGATTCTGACCTACGCCGACATCGAAACCCTCCAGGAGCTGATCCGCAAGCTGCGGAAGGCCGGAGCCAAGAGCGACGCCACCCGGGGCTGCGGTGTTCACATCCACATCGGCGCGAAGGGCCACACAGCCCGGACCCTGCGGAACCTGGCAAACATCATGGCAAGCCACGAAAGCCTCCTGGCAAGCGCCCTCAACCTGGACCGCAACCGCATGGATCGCTACTGCCAGACGGTCGACCCGGTTTTCCTCGCCAGAGTAAACCAGGACAAGCCCGATACCCTGGAAGATCTTTCCGACCTTTGGTATTCTTCCCACGGCACTTCCTACGATCGCGACACCCACTACAACGACAGCCGCTACCACATGCTTAACCTCCACGCTACCTTTACAAAGGGTACGGTTGAGTTCAGACTTTTCCAGTTCGACGCTCCCGCAAACGGCAAGCAGAACGGCCTCCACGCAGGCCAGCTCAAGAGCTACATTCAGCTTTGCCTCGCACTGAGCCAGATGGCAAAGGATGTCCGCTCCGCAAGCCCCAAGCCCCAGCAGACTGAAAACCCCAAGTACGCAATGCGCACCTGGCTCCTCCGACTGGGTTTCATTGGCGACGAGTTCAAAACAGCTCGGGACCTTTACACCAAGCGCCTGGACGGCGACGCAGCCTTCCGCAGCGGCAGAGCTGCTTGAAGGTCTTAGCCACAGGCCCCCTTGCCCGCCTCGGCGGGCTTAAGGTGGTAGAAGGGTAACAAACCCTGACTAAAGGAGGAACGAATATGAACAGAAAAAAGCAGAGAATTTACCTGGCCTACGGCAGCAACCTGCACCTGGGCCAAATGTCGCGCCGCTGTCCCGACGCTAAGCGCCTGGGTACCGCAATGCTCCAGGACTACCAGTTGCTGTTCCGGGGCGGGCAGCGCGGCGCTGTCGCCACCGTGGAGCCCAAAAAGGGCAACCAGGTCCCGGTGCTGCTCTGGACCATTTCCCCCAAGGACGAGCAGAACCTGGACTACTACGAAGGCTACCCCTTCCTCTACCGCAAGGAAACGGTAACGGTCAACCTGGATGGCATTCCCACCAAGGCAATGGTCTACATCATGAATGACGGCAGGCCCCTGGGCGGTCCGAGCTACACTTACTACAACACGATCCTGCAAGGCTATCGTGATAACGGCCTGGACCCGGCGTTCCTTGAGCGGGGCGTTGCGGATAGCGTTGGAGGTGGAAAGCGATGAGCGAGACCATCCGTAAGCAAATTCTGGCAGTGCGTGAAACTGGCCGGACAAACATGTTCGACATTCGCATGGTTAACCAGGTCGCTTTTGAGCTGGGCTTTGACGACCTTGTGGAATTCCTCAAGACCCGTGCCAATCGCGAAGTGTACTGCCATTTCATTCTGACTGGGGAGGTACGCTGATGCTGCGCCAGTTGATTTCCGACTTGTACGGTGGAGCGATCGACCCCTGCTCCCGAAACATCGACAAGACCACCAAGCGGTATGCTCAGGATCGGTTAACCGCCGACCGGGCAGATGAATTTCGCAAAACCCTCACCCCGGAGCAGAAAGCCATGTTCGAGAGCTACATCGCCGAACACCACTACCTGGACTCCCTGATTGAGGAGGACGGCTTTATTGAAGGCTTCCGGCTTGGAGGCCAGATGATTCTGGCCATTCTGGAAACGGATCCCGCCGCCGAATAACTACACAAATTACACGATTCCGGCCCCAAATCATTGTGTAGTTTATCGCTCAGATATAACTTGCTATTTCAGCCATTCAGAGCGAATATGTGCATACCCCAAGGGGAACAACACATTTTCGGAGGATTTGAATATGAAATACGCAGACATGAACGCCCGCCAGCAGAAGGCCTTCCGCAACATTCTCTACGCAGCTCGGTTCACGATCGGTGGACTGGAGAACACGCTCCAGGACAACCCCGAAGACAGCGAAGAGTACCAGAGCGCCAAGGCTGCACTTGCCGACCACGATGGTTTGGTTAGTGCGATCTATGACGAAGCCACCCACAGCATTTACGGCGACGGATTCGTCCAGTTCAACCAGGAAGCCTCCAGTTTCATGAAGGATGTCCGCTTCTGCGGAAAGGAATGGTTGATGGAGCGAGTTGAGCGCCGGGTTCGCAAGATGGGGTACTGATACACCAACCGCACAGCAGCAAAGGAGCCTCGCGGCTCTTTTGCTCGTATAGCGTCATAATATGCACACTCTCTGCGCTGCATCTTTGTGTAGTTTATGGCTCAGATATAACTTGCTATTTCGGGCAAGTAGAGCGAATATGTGTACAACAAAACAAACGGAGGTACACACCATGAAAAAGATCGCAGCATTCGAGAACGCCATCGCCAACCAGGTCAAGGACATCCGCGCCGAGGGCATCAACCCCACCGCCTTCTGGGCTTACCGCCGCAGCATTCAGAACGGCAACAGCCTGATCGACTTCAACGAGGTCATTTGGGATGAGGACATTGAGGCCATCGCCGCCGCCTTCGATGCCAACGGCATCACCGAGTTCACGATCAGCAGCAATTTCTCCAGCCTGATTACCACCCTGGCAGCCTTTGAAGCACAGGGATTCAAGATGGACGGATTGACCCAGGTCAATGCCAACTACAACGACTGGGCCACCAACGAGCGGGCCAAGGTTCCCGCCATCCGGCTGGTCCGCGCCTAACCTTTACCCCACCATACAGAAGAGAGCCTCGCGGCTCTTTTCTTCGTATAGTGCCATAATATACACAGTTTCCTTCCGCGATCTTTGTTTACATTATGCCTCAGATATAACTTGCTATTTCGGGCAAGTAGAGCGAATATGTGTACTACCAAAAGGAACGGAGGACCCCAACATGAAAAAGCAGAAACTGAGCAAGAGAGCCGCCACCTACCTGAAGCGCATCGAGACCTGCACCGATCGGAACGAGATCGAAGGCATCCGCATTGAATTTTCCCAGGATTGCAGCAGCTACAAAATCTCCTGGGAGGACTTCATGGTCCTTTATAACGCCCAGCAGGCCAAGCGGACCGAGATCCGCAGCAAGCGGTAAGGGGGCACGGGATATGGCGATCACCTACACCAACGCATCCGGCAACCTGGTCAGCAACAGCGCAGACCCCATCCGCGTTCCTTACACCCCCACCTTTCACCACACCTGGCGGGCGATTGAGGACACCCTCCCCCTGGGCATGCAGCTTACGCTTACCATTACCCACGAAGGCTGCGCCCCCACGATTTTCCTTTATACGAAGAAGGAAGCTGGCTGGGTCGACTCCTACGGGTATACCCACACTCCCGACGAACCGCTGAAATTGGCAAGCGCCCTCGACGCAGCCGGATACAGCATCGCGGTCAAGATTGACTGAGAAAGGGGGTGTATGTATGCAGATTATCATCAACGCCGATCAGGTCGAGCTGAAGGATGGCAAGGTCATCATCAGCTACGACGGAAGTAGAACCCTGCCGTTCGACATGGCCTTTAAGGTACAGAGCAGCGATGGCAGTAAGCTGATGGACGACGGTTGGATCCGGGTTACTCGGAACCACACCCTGAACATCCAGCGCATCAAATAACACCCCGCAGCACTTCCCTTGGGACGGAGCCAGAAGGCTCTGTTCCGGCTTATAGCCATAATTTACACAATATCTGGACGAAATCATTGTGTAGTATACGCCTCAGATATAACTTGCTATTTAGGGCATTCAGAGCGAATATGTACATGACCCGAAGGGGTACATTACATTTCAACTGGAGGAACCTAACATGAAGAAAACCGAACTACTCAATCAGAAGCTGGAGGCCGCTGGCCTGTTCCGCGCCACTGACCGCGTCGACGCCCTGGTGGAGGACATTTACGGCGAGTGCTTGTACGACATCCTCGACGAGCATGAGCGCCGTGAGGCCCGCCCCTTGGCCCGTGTGGCCTACGAGGAAAAGAGCAGCTACTGCGACGGCGGCGAGGCCTATGTCATTTACCTGGATCCCGAGCGTAAAGGAGACTGGGGAATGAGCGTAGCCTGCGCCCTGAAAGAGAACATGGTCAGCTATCAGTTGGTAACCCAGATCCGGGAGCTGATGCGGCTGGGCTATGAAATCATCTGGAAGTAAGGAGGTGTACACATGGCGAAAACTGGTATGGAGATCTTTGCATCCTCCACCCCGGAGGAGCTGGCAGAGATGTTCGGCAAGGGCCACCCGCCCTTCGAGCGGGACGGCCAGGTTCAATGCGACCTGGTTAGTTGCAAGCAGTGTTGGCTTGCATGGCTGACTACCGGGAAGCCCCCGATCCCCACCAAGACCCATAGGGAGAAGTAAGCAACTCCCCCTGGGACGGAGCCGAAAGGCTCTGTTCCTCGTTGTCGCCATAATATACACCATACTGCAGCCTAATATTTGTGTACTATATGCCTCAGATATAACTTGCTATATATCGGATTCAGAGCAATAATGTGTACTACCAAAAGGAAAACACATTACGGAGGTACACAAAATGAGCAAGAAGGAAATGCAG